CACCACCAACCAGATATAGCACCAGACCATCCAATGGATAGAAAACCAGACCATTTTGATGATGATGATGCTACCCCATTGAAAGGACCACTTGAATCAGTGTTCTCTAAAAAAGACCTTATTATGTTAAACAAGTTAATTAAGATATTAGATTATTTTCACGAGAAAGAGGCAACCAAATGAAAATAGAAAACTGCAAAGTATTAAGCGAATATGGTGATGCCCATTATCTATACAACAATAACAAGCATACGAACACATTTCTAGCAGTAGAAATAGATTCACTTATGCTTACAGACGTTATGCGTATTCATCTGTTCGTGTGGGACAATGAAAAGAAATCTCTTATTGTTGTAGAAACTGTTGAACTTGGTCCACATAGCGATGGACATAACGAAGATTTTAATATGCTACACGAGGTATTACAGGAAAATTACATTAATTCGTCACATTATACAAATAATGATGTTGAAATAACAGAAAACGGTGATTTTGACTATGCTGGTGAGGAATATTACAGTAATTTATCGTCAAATATGGCATAAAAATGCTCAAAACTTGACAGATATCGAATATGTGTTATAATAGTATTAAGAAATAGAGAAAAACATTTTAATTATACAGGAGTTAATATAATGGCTACAGCAAGAGAAGTTACAGTTTATGCTAAAACAAACGGCATAACACGTCAAGAAGCAAGAGAGCATTTCCTTAGTGAAGCGAAACAGGGTGGACCTAAGAAGTCAGTTGAATTGTATTCTAATAATGGTTCAATAACTATGTATAAAAGCGGTGAAGATATGTTTAATGATATCAGAGACCAAAAGAAATCGTCTGCACAAGACTTGTTAGAAAGATGTGGAATGAATGTTGATTTTAGTCTATACGGCAAACCAGCCCTAGTAACTAAGCAACTAACAATTGGTGGGGTTAATGTTAATGTGCATTTACACACTGATGATGATGCCTGCCTAATACTGAGCAAAAAATATAATAAAACATTCTTAGCAATGTTTCAAGTATTCACAAAAACAGGAAATGTGTTGATACCAATCACTAAAGAACAAATTGACGATGCTGGACACAATTGGTGTGACGAAGAAGTATTTGCTAAAGATGATATTCTTAACAGGTCCGTTGCCGCCTTAAGAATTTATAATAATGACCAATACATTCACGATATTGCAACGCACATCGCATATGAAGAAACTTCGCCAGATAGTGGTAAAGATTACTACGCTGGCATTGATGGTGCTAAACTTCATAGAGTTTGGGATTAAAACCCTCAAAACTTGACAGATATCGAATATGTGCTATAATAGTATTAAGAAATAGAGAAAAACATTTTAATTATACAGGAGTTAAAGTTATGAAAAACAATGATTGGATTAAAGATTTAAGAGTAGAACTTATCGCAACTTATGATAAAGTTCAGTTTGATGATGGTGATACACAAGAAATGTTTAGTGTTGCTGTTTCAGAAGATATGCTTAAAAGTGAGGATATATTGATTGATTATCTTAGAAGTGCTTTAGATGGCGACCAAGATGATTTAGTTAAATTGTCTCTTTGCTGGATATGTGAAAAAGAGTTATTTGAAGACTATTCAGTCAAATACGAAACTATTAGATACTGTAGACATCGTAACGGTAAATATGCCTTTAATGCTTGGGCAGAAGCGTAATGAATAACTTTTTAAGCATATATCAATATATTAATGAGAACTATGCGGGTAGTTCTAAAGACATCTTTAAGATGGCAATAGAAGCATATGAAGATGAATATGGTGAAGTTAGTGACCAAACTGCTAACAAATGGTATGAGGAGACAGCGTAATTTAATTTCACTTAGGGGTTGACATTAGTCCCTCATTGTGTTATTATTAAGAAGTTGTAGATTTGTTTTTATTTTAATACATTTAAACTACGTATAATTTTATTTCCTTCAAGTCTACAACACATAAAGGTTTTTCCTGTATAGTCAGATTTTTATGTTTAAAGCCCCTTTCGCGTGATGGGGGCTTTTTTTCGTCTGTGATTATGTGTATTAAGTGATAAAGTCGCTAGAATCGAAGCATTCTCGCTCTGGTGAGACTATTGGTGGGTGCTTAGAATTTATCTGTATCGTTGCCCCAGACATCCCATCCTGTAGTGCTTGTTCTTGCAAACATCTCTAGTCTTGGTCTGTCACCCATCAATCGGACAATATCATCTCTAACTCTATCTGGTTTGCGTGAATGTTCTCTGCGTGGTTCCATTATAATTTGAGCAACGTCTTTGTTTGCTCTAGGTAATACTTTGCCTCTTCTTGCGAATAAACATACTTCTGCGTTTGACATAGTCCAGTTACCCGGTCCCTTGAAGAACTTACCGTTTACCTTGTTCATCTTAACCCAAGTGAATCCCATAGTCTTGTATTCGAAACCCCACGCCTTTATGACTTCGAAACTCTTTTCTAAGTATGGCATAGTTGTCCACATAAACAACACACTATCATCTTCTACCCAGTCTTGAACTGGAATAGCACATATTTCTTCTATTGACATAGTTGGGTATTTGTCTGTTATTCCGCCACCGAATTTAGTATTCTTGCTTCTTTTGTTGTAGTGCCACGGAGGGTCAGCGTATATTATTTCATATTTCATATACTTAATAATAACATATTTGACTGTATAAAGTCAAGTCGTTTGTTTACTTATGTGATGTCTTTGGTCTACCTCTGCCTGTTGTAATAGGGGAAGTAATATCGAGTTGAAGTGGTTGCATTCCTAGACACTTTCTTACGCTGGCGTCTATTTCTAACTGCTTGACAATCTGAATCAATCCAAGTTCTTTTGCTTTTTCAATAGTAATATGACTTTCAATATTATTGAATGTTCTGGTTGAATTCATCATCAGACTTATTGTCCGGGTATTCTAGGATTAGGATTAGGGCTGAACGGGCTTTGTGGTGGTCTCGGTGCGTGAATCGGTTCTTTCTCTATTATCATTGTATTCCTTAAGGATTGCTTTTATCTTTTTAATTCTTTCTCTTTTTTGTATTTGTTCTATTTCAATATCTGTAGGTGGTCTAGGTGTTGGTGCTGGTGCCAAGTAATTGTCTTCAAGTATGATATGAATTATTCTCTGTTCACCAACCTTTTTTATTTTATAACCCAACATACTAATATTTAGTATTCTTCTTCTTTGTCTTTTTAGTTTTCTTTGGTTTTTTCTTATAAGCCATAATATCCTCTCTAATCTACGGGTAACCAGAAATGTCTACAATTGTGTCCACCTCTCACTACGAATGGGTCACCTGCTCGTTTACCTTTCCATCTCTCACCAGACCATTTACTTCTTGCTTCTTCTTCTGTAAATGTTCTACCTACGTTACGAATACAAAAATCTCTACTATTTCCGACTATTGAGCCAGTGTATTTGAACTTGTTTAGTCCTGCTTGTTGGGCTCGGTGTTTTATAAATGTAGCATCAAAATCCATAACCTTATCGTGCATTCCTGCTTTCACTGTATCATTAAGAGAACTACCAACTGTAACACCAGCAAACTTCTTTTTAAGGGCATCAGCGGCGATTCTAATTTTGTTTTCTTGTCTTACTGTTGCTCTACGTAAACGTTTTAGTTTCTTCTGAAGTAGAGTTGTTGATAAATCAGTAGTTTGAATGAATAGTCCAGAGATAGCGTGTCTACTGTTCTGTGCTATATTCACTGCTGTTAATCCAGCAATCGCACCAACTACTATTTCAGTATTAACACCTTCTTTGCCTGTGTTAACACTTTCTTCGATTGATTGGTATGCTTGTGCTTTTAGTTCGGATGCAACACGATTATCAAGTGGTGTTATTTCATCACCTACCATCTTTGTTGTGTCTACTGCTATCTTGTCAAACTCTTTCATATATTCACGGACTTTCAGTGATATGAGTTGTTCAAAATCGTCATTGATTACACCTCTTAATCCTAGGAGTTCATCAACTGTCTTGGTTTCTAATATTCTTTGAGCAATTCGATTTTCTAAGACTTTACTGGCTGAATCCATATAGTCATCGAACCCGTCCAGTATATCGTCTATAATCTCACTATGCTCCTGAATCTGTTCCGCTGTTGCCATCTAAAATTACTCCAAACTCTGGTGCTTGTGAATTGTCTTCAATTTGTTTAATGATAACATCAATTGCTGTATCATCTTCAATAACAGTTCTTGCAAGTTGTTTTGCAATCTCTGACTTGTATTGGGTGCTTGATACTGGTGCAACCGAAGCCTTAAGCAAGAAGTCTAATTCAGTGTAACTATCACGCATATCAAAATCATCAGGATAATCAATCGTTCCATCAAAATCAGTGTCGTAAAAACTAGCAAATAGTTTCCAAATATGTTCTTCTGCAATTTCTAGGTTATCTGCCATCTGGGCTAATTTAACATTAAGCAACTCACGTTCAATCTTCAAACTAACGCCTGATGCTGTTGTTGATGATGTTGAACGCATCGATGATAAATGTGCCATACGGTCAATCATTGAAACTTTCATTTCTATTGCACTAAGAATAGAACCAATAGATGATGATGTTGGTTGTAATAGATAAGGTTTCAAAGACGGGTCAACGTCTTGGTCCTCTATAACTATAACAGAACCCGCTCCTGCTGATGCATCTACACCTTCAGTCATCACAAGTGTTGGATGGTTTGAGATGCGGATAACCTGCTCTAATTCTGAAAGTTCATTGTATATTGCTTTCTGAACGTCTGAAACGTCTGCTATTTGAGAGATACCAATACCTCTTTCGTGTGAGCGTTGAGCATATAAGAAAGTTGCTGGTATAATACCCATTGCATTGTCATACTGTTCAACAACCATATAATGGTCCTCTTTGTCTG